TCGTTGCACCTTCCGAAGCATTCCTGCTAAGGCTTGGCTCAGGATTGTCCCTAATAGGAGTTTCCCTGAATTCATCCAGTACGGGCATATAAATGTTAAAGAACATAAGCTATTACACTTTTTTAATCAAGTTTTGCTGTAAATAACTGAAAAGCAGAAAAATCTATTGGTGGGCGGCCATGTTGAAACTGTTTATAAGCATGTGCAACTTCGTCTGGGGCGCTAACTTGGAGGTTGCGTTGTATCATTACTTTGCCAAAACTAAAAACATGAACATGAACACCATCAAGTCTGGGAGCATCATAGTTTTGCTCGAAAAGGTCTAAGTAACTTATGCCAGAGATTGGAAAATCACTATGCTGAAGATGCTCTATTATTTTACCATTTTGCACTCTAGTAAATAGAAGGCTGTATTTACTGCCGTCTCTTAGTGCACTGTTATTCCTTAGTGTTCTAGAGTAGACTCTTCCAGTAGCAAAAGGTTCGCCATTAACTCCACTTACACCTAAGTCAAGAAAATTATTGTAAAGATTTTCTCGCCCAAAAAACCGTTCGTGCGGCTGTCCTGGCGAGTGGCCCAGGGGAAAGTCCGTTCTTCTTCCTTGAATTTGCCCGCCAGTGAATTGAGTTCTAAAGAAAATATCGTGAAATTTACCATTTCCCTCATTATCTAAGTAAACTTTTCTCATGACCCCACCCTGGCTATTGTTTCGGGCTTTATCAGCGGCCGTATTAAACTTAGTACCAGTTAATTTTATCTCTCTAAAAAACCCAGTTTGTCCACCGCTGTAACATTGTATGGCTGGCTCTGGCGCACCTGCAAAAGTGCTGTTTTCGTCGTTAATAGGATGAAAATAGGGCTTACCACTATTAAAAAACACACAATGACCAGAATAAATACTTAGCGGAACGCCTGTTACCAACATTGGATTAGCGGATGGGTCATATTCAAAAAAATCTTTGTAAGGCACGGGATTTGAATAATCATTAGGCGTAAAGCCAGCGTCCATTGCGTTGGGGAACACATCATCAACATTTAAATGAATTTGGCCGTTTGTTACGGTATTATTGGCATTTTTAAAAAACTCACGCAACAATTTATCATATATATAACCGTTTCTTGGATTAGTGTGTGGAAAATCATTTGATATCCCAGTTATATCGGCAGCTATTCCATAGCCAGAGGCTCCTGTAAGATCAACCCCAAAGGTTCTCGGTGAAATAGCTTTTATTTCTTTTTCAAATTCGTGAGGATGTTTAGCCATTACTTATTTTACACATATAATCAATTGTTGTGAGCATCAAAACCTATGGTATTGAAGTATTTTTCGATATTAACTTTTAAAAGGTGGTGATTTAAATATTCTTTAGCCGTGTAAGGATCGCTAATTTTAACTTCTTCACGAGACCTAAAAAATATTTGATTGTGTTTTTTGAACGATGGGAACCTTTCTCTGTTCTTGTCTAGCGGCAAAATAGCCTCGGTAATGCCCATGTCTTTGGTTTTTAAAAAGAATTTTTCAAAGAATATCCTTACAATATGCATGTCATACTCGAATAAATCGTGGTTCCAGAAAAATATGTCTATAAAGACCCTCTCTCCATAAATATACCCGAGACCCCCACAAACAATCGTTTCACCTCGTTGCAAGAAGAGCTTGAAGTTCTTTTTGTCGAAGAAAAGTTGATCAAAGTTCAATTTAAACTCTTTAGCGTCAAAATTTTTAATAATTTTTTTAAACTGGAGTCTCGCTGTAAGATAGGATTGTAGATAATCCACGTCTTGTTTGAATTCCCCAATTTGCATATTATATTATAATATTAATAAACAAAGTGTAAAGTAATAATATGGCAAAAGGTATAAATAAAAATGTAGCTACAGAGATAGTTTCATTAGAACCATCTCAGATTGTAGAATTTTATTTAATTTTTTATAATTGGCCAGATGACGCAAGTTCTATACTGGCTATAACTCCATCAGCTAATGGCATTGGCCCAAAAATAAAATGGCAGGGACAAGATTATTTTTCTTTACCTATTGAGTCAAGTAATTTTAAAAGTTCATCCGACGGAGAGCTAGCCAGGCCAAAGATAAAGATAGCTAATACGGATTTGATTATTTCCAAATATTTAAAATCGGCTAACAGTTTGATAGGAGCCAAGATAATAAGAAAGAGAACATTTGTTAAGTTTCTTGATGATGAAAATTTTGCAGGCGGCGAGAATCCATATTTTGATATAAATGCTGGAACTTCAATGGCAGACCCATCTTCCCACTTGCCCGAGCAAGTTTTTTATGTAAATAGAAGAGTTTCTGAGAATAAAGATTTTGTTGAATTTGAACTCTCTTCTGTTTTAGAGTTGGAAAATTGTTTTTTACCAAATAGAAATACTTATGCTAGATATTGCACTTGGATCTATCGTGGTCATGGTTGCAGGTATGCGGGAAACCCACTGAGAGCATCAAACTCACAACTTTTTAAAGATTCTAGCGGTAATACTGTCACCCCTTTAGAAAATAAAGGTTTATGGACAAGAGGAACCACGTACGTCAAAGGGGATTTTGTTTATACGGAGGTTACTAATATACCCTTAAGAACAGAGGGCGAAACTGATTTAACTGCTCCATCCGAAAAATTAAAAACTTTTTATGTATGCGTCGCTAATAGCGCTATTGGTAATAATGATTTCCCACCAATATCAAAAAAGTGGCAAAAAGATGATTGCTCGAAAAAAATAACAGATTGTAAACTGAGATTTGGAACACAACTAAGATTTGGGGGATTCCCAGGAACTAATGCATACCCACCTAAAGGATAATAATTTCAAAGAGGATTTGATAAATTATTCAGAAGACTCTCCATTTCGTGAAGTTTGCGGATTTATTTGCAAGAAAGGCAGTGGTTTTGAATTTCATAAAGTAATCAATCATTCTAAAGATGATGGCACCTTTTTAATAAAGCCTATAGATTACTTACATAAAAAACTAGAAGGCAATTTAGCGGCAATTTTTCACACTCATACAGAGGGCGGATCAGAGCCATCTGAATATGATAAAACTACTTCTGCCAATCTTTTATTACCCTTTGTCATATATTCGCTTGAAGATAAAAATTTTTCTTTATTTAATCTTAAAGGATTTGAAGTGGAAGAAAATTGTGTAAAAAGCCTTAAGGAAAGTTTGGGGATCAATGACTAGAATTTACATACACGGAAAGCTTGGAAAGATTTTTGGCGAATATCATGAATTAGATATTAGCAGAAAGATGGATGTGGTTAAGGCCATCGATGCCAATCAAAAAGGGTTTAAGAAAACTATTTTGTCTAGTTTTAAAAAAGAAATATATTTTGACCTCGTCGATCCTAATGGCTCGAAAGAAAAATTTGATTCAGTTAATGAGTACTTAAGTCAGCCCGCACCAGAAGAATTGCATATAGTGCCGAGTGTTTGTGGGTCTGGGCCTTTTGTACCGTTTTTCAAGGTTGCTTTTGGCGCTGCCAAGACGGTTGGCGGTTTCTTAACTGGAGGAAGTTTTTTGGGTAATTTAGCTATGGGTATAATTTTAGAAGGAATAGCTATGCTACTAGCGCCTAAACAAAAAGGCCCAGCGTCGCAACAAATAGAATCTAAAGTAGATCAAGCCAGTTACCTGTTTTCTAGTCTACAAAATCAAGCTGTCCAAGGATTTCCAATTCCTATGTTATACGGAGAATTAAGGGTTGGGTCAGCTATCGTGTCAGTGAATGTATTGAATGAAGATATAGAAAGCGAATAATGGGTTATTATAAAAAATTATTTGACACAAAATTAAGAATTGCTGGGTCTAGTAAGGGTGGCGCTAAGCCAGCCTTCATGCTACCGCCAGATTCGACTTTTTCTAAGGTGGGTTATCAGATCTATGAAGTTTTAGATTTAATTTGTGAAGGTCCAGTTGCGGGATTAACAGATCAAAAGGGTTTATTTTTGGAAGGGACAAGGGCTACAAAAGATTTTGATTTAGAAGCTAATAAAGTAGGCTCTACTGAGAAGGGGGTAGATAGGGGCGTTTATTATAATGATAATCAATTAAGAACGGACGGAGGAGCCGCTACTTATGGAAAGTATGATATAAATTTTATGCCTGGAGAAGAGTTTCAGGATGGCCCGAAAATAATTAGATCACCCAGAAGGTTAATTAAAATTAATGAGCTAGTTAAGGGTCCGTACGACATGAGTTTGATTGGCCCAGAAAATGGAGCCAGAAGCGGTAAAGGAAGTAGGGATGTTAGAACAGAAAGTGGCGGCAGTAGCGCTCATCAGGGAGAGAATTTATCTTTTCTTGCTAATCCATTTGACAGCAGAAGTTACTTAGGAATTTCGCAATATGATGATGCGCCTGGCGATCCAGCTTCACCGACTGCGACCTTTGGTGGAGGCAGCGCCTTAGCGCTCGCTATGTTTATAGCGACTAATGATATAATTGGGATCAATACTCAAGGCGACAGAGACTTTGTTAATTGGCAAAATTTTGTACCCGCAGAACAAAATGCAAAGCCCTATTATCATAACAATTACGATAGAAATATAACTAAGTACGACATTTCATTAACAATAGACTCCCTTAATGATGCTAGAAGTTCGGCCACCAAGGGTGAAGTTGAGTCTGGTTCAAGCAAAGTGGGTAACCTAACCCCCATAACAATTACTTTTGAAATAGCCGTAGGCAAGGTGGACAAATTAGGCAATGAAACTATTTCTGCCGCATCTTTTACAACAAGAAGCGGAAAGGGAGTCACTTTAGGACAAGGAAACGGGAGGGTAGCGATCAGCGGAGTCGTAACAAGCCCATATCATATAAACTTAGAAGGTATAGCTTTGCCATTATTAGATGATGATGATCTTTATAATTTTATTAGAGTAAGAAAAATTGAATTCGAAACGTATTCAAGTATTGTCAAAAGAAATGGTGGCGTAGGGAATATAGTAGAAATAATTGAAGAAAATTTACTGTACCCTAATTCTACTATGGTTGAAAGTTCGATTGATGCAAAATATTTTCCTGCGGTTCCCAATAGAACTTTCAGGCTAAAGGGTAAAAAAGTTTTGATACCATCTAACTATTTTCCAATAGAAGATGATGGAAAGGATAGAAGGTTTTGTAACGTTGGGGAAGTAGCGGCTGGTAGCGGTACGTATAATAATATAATTTATAGCGGAGATTGGAATGGAACTTTTAAGTTTGGCTGGACAGATAACCCCGCTTGGATATTTTATGACCTCCTTGTAAACACGAGATATGGAGTAGGGGCGTATTTGCAAGATGTTAATATTGTAGACAAGTGGTCTTTGTATGAAATGGGCATGTATTGTGATGCCGTATCACTTAATGATGGCGGAGGACTAGCTTCGGGTATTTCTGGTGTAGGGCGTTTTATGGGTTTAGATGATGGTTTCGGTGGACTAGAACCAAGGTTTAGCATGAATGTTTACATGTCGGATCAGGTAAGCGCTTATGATACCCTACAGGATTTTGCTAAAGGTTTTATGGCTTCGACATATTACAATGATTCCGTCATAAATGTGAGAATGGATAAACCCCATTTCTTCCAAAACTTTAATAGAAATGACGCTTTTGAAAGCAAATATTCCAGTGAGACAGATTCTATTTTAACAGACTATATAAATCCACCCAAAGAACAAAAATTTCCCCCCCATTTGATATTCAATAATAATAATGTGATAAATGGAATGTTTGCTTACTCGGATGTAGATAAAAATACAAAGCACAATTCTGTAGAAGTTTCATATCTAGATAGAAGGAATAATTATACCACAAAAACAGAGTACGCAGAAGACTCAGAATCAATTAAAAAAGTAGGTTTAAACTATAAATCAGTTGATGGCTTGGGTGTGACCTCGAGGGGACAAGCTGTTCGACTCGCAAGGACGATTATTTTTGAAGCAAACAATACAACCGAGAAGGTTTCATTTAATGCTGGTCTCGATGCTCTTTTGATTGAGCCTGGAGATATAATACAAATAGATGATGAACTTAAAAACTTCACAAAGAATTTTGGTACCGTTATTGGTACATCTGGGCAAAATGTTTACTTCGACCCAGACGGAACTGGGGCACAGGGGAATATAAAAACTGGAATAGGCCCAAAAGCTATTATAGTTCAGCCAGCTTTGGGTAGCGATCAGTTGACATATATAACTGGGGGAAATCTAAATATAGTGAATCCTTTAGGGCAAAGTGGAATTAGTCAGTTCTATAATGAAACTGGTGCAGATAATGAATTGTATAGAGATATACATCAGCCACAAGTTATTTCTTTGCAATTAGTTCCTGGTGGATCTGGACTTAGTTATAGGGTTATAGATGATAAAGTTCATTTAAATATTGAAAATTTAAAGTTTTTTGGCAGCACATTTGTCGAAAGTTCTCAGTGGTTTTCAGAAAAAAGCGCAAACATATTGCACGGTGCGGCTTACTCCGTAGACGCAAGCGGTAGATCTCCAAAATACTATCGTGTTCTAAGTGTAGCTGAAGACCCTAGTAATGGTTTTAGTGTATCTGCTATGATTCATCATACAGGCAAGTATAAATTTATTGAAGAAAACATAGCCTTCGATACAAATGAAGATGCGTTCGAACCAGAACTTCAATTAAGTGATGTTCAGAGACCCGTCGTTCCACAATCAGTTACTACTGGAACATTTACAAAGCTGCCTGACAATTCTTTAACTTTACCATTAACTATAACGCACGCCTCCTCTAATCCTGGGGATAGATTTACAGTAATTTCTGAAGAGCCTAATACCAATGTAGTGGTTGGCAGTTTTGGAATAAGCAATTCTTCAACGACATCTGTTGTGCTTAAAGACAATCAGAGATTAGATCAAATTGGTACGTACACAATAAATGTATTCTCTGAGTCCAGCTCTACCAATGTTAGGAGTACAACAGCAGCTACTATTAGTTTTACAACTAATACAAATGATTTCGGATTTGATGCGACAAGCGACGCACTGGTAGAATATAATGATATATCGTTAAGGACAGAATTCGCAAATGGATATTCTGGAATTGACAAAACTGGCAGTGGGATAAATTCTTATATACAAGACGATGAAAATATTAATGCTGTATTTGATTTAGAATTTAAAACTTTTTTTGGCGGAGTAGGTAACTCTATTTTGGACGAAGTTTCTGGACAGATAATTAACTTGTATGATGCAGGAGGAACGTTGATAAAAGATAATTTTAAAAATCTTGATAACGAAAAAGAATTGACGATTACAAACGATGAATTGACTTTGGCTTTTAAGTATACTGGAGATGGAAGATTTATTGTGCCGCCCAGCGTTGACTTCGAAATTGGAAAATTTACTGCATCAGGATCAGGAACCGCATCTACAGTCTTATCAGGTCAAGTCGTAACATTTGAAGAGCCTTTCGGAGCGGCAGACTCTAACGATGATACTCCAGCTGTGTTTATTTCACAAGTGATAACAGAAAGCGGACATAATATAAGAACGATAGGAAGAAGAAGTGTAAATCCAGTTTCTTTTTCCATATCTGGTGCATCAACAGATAACGCAGAAATAAATTACATCGCATCAAAAACAGGAGTTTTTCTTTTAGATAACGCCAAAAAGAGAATTTTAGTAGGTAGGACTTCTCATGGTGCGGCCTCAAATACTGGATATCATTCTGTAGTGTTTCCTTCGTCATTTGATACTGCTCCAAATGTTGTTATTCAAGCTCAAAATGGAGGGCCTGGAGCAGATCAAAATTCATCTAGTTTGTTGCAAAGTACAGTTGTAAAAGATGTTACAGCAGATGGTTTTAAATTTATAAGTTTTCAAGAAGAAGGGGCAGAGACTGGGCCGACATATGGAAATCACCTTGGCAGTAATTCTAAACTGACAGGACTTGACTTTGCATATATAGCGATAGAAACTGGAACTTTTAACGTTCATAGTTCTGATAATTTACCAACGGGCTGTATAAATTTTGCATCTAAATTAGTTAGTGATTTTAAATTTAATACTCATACTATATTTAACGAAATTAATAAAAATAACGATAGTAATTTTCTATTCAACCATAATCAGTTTGCTATATTCCCTCAGAGAATGGATAATGATGAAATAATAAAAAATAAAGATATAACTATTTTGAGAACTGGGGATACAAATACCGCATTTTTACATTATATGAATAAAAATAATACTGGCTCTGGTATGAGATTCTCAAATTCAGATGCATTGGCAAATTATATTTATGTAACTGGAAATACATCGCACGATTTAAATACAGATTTTACTTTAGAAACTTGGGCTAGATTTGAAACAAATTTAACTGGAAAGCAATACTTGTTTGATCATACTAGATCTGGAACAAACGGTATGACTGGTATAGGTTGGTTCCAATCTGGAGATGGTAAAAACTACCTACAGTTAAATGGAACTGATTATCAAGCCACCGATACAAATTTAAATGATGGCGTTATTCACAATATTAGAGTTTACGCTGATAGGAATGTTGGAATTAAAACATTTATTGATGGCTCTCTAGATAAGACAAATACATCGATAACATCACTAGATGGTGCAAATCTTTATGCAGATACGGGCTACAGGATTTTATCGCCAATGCAGAGCAGTCAAGCAAATAGTGGCGTAGCTCTTCATCAGGGCGGGGTATTTAACTATTTTGGTTTATTCAAAACAGAAATAACTCCCAACTACACGACTGCCCCAGATAGTCTTGCTGCTGCAACGAGCGGTGCATCTGAAACCATATTTATTTTAAAAACTGGGCTGGCAGCCGCAGGAAAACCAGTCATAGATATAAACGGAAACGAAGACTTGAGACAGAATGTAGTGGCCACAGAGGGCACATTGTTAAATGACGAATTAATAAATCAAGATGGTTTTACCGCACCAATAACATTTATAGCTATAGCTACAACGGGAACATTATAATTATGAGATTAAATCAACAGTTCATTGGCCAGCACCCAGCGAAGAGCGGATATATTTTAGATTTTTTGGCGGCAGATAACAACTCAAGTTTAGATGTTGTAAGCGGTTCTGGAAGATACATTGTTTCATTTCCTAAATTTTCCATTACAGATTTAAAATTTGAAGGTAAAGAGACTATATTTGCAACTGGTGTTAATTTAGCCGACTTAACAGTAAACGAAAATTCTATAAATTTTGATATAACTTTTTCTGGAGATAGTTTAGAATTATCGAATCAGGTTGTAACTGGAGCAGCTATCACAAATATAAAAAAGGTAGAAATTTATAGTGGGTCAAACGATAAATTCCAACCAGATATCATTAATTTTAATAATAGAGTAAATACATTTAATGTAAGCCTAAATGGTTTGACGACTAAAATTACTGTTCCTGGCGAAGATATACAAAATAGATTCAATGAGAATATTTTTTATAAAGCCATACCGCTGGATTTTTTAACATTTGGAGATACTTCACAAGCTGTTACTGGAGAAATGTTTAGCGGTTTTGTTGATCAGCCACAGCTACCGTTTACTCCAACGATAACTTCGTCTGGAGATCAAATTGTAAATGGCACCGAGGTAAACGTGATAAGTAGAAGCAATGGAAGAGATCTAGAATTATTTAGGGCGATAGAGCCAGTTCAAATATTTACTGGATGCAGAATTGTTTTAGAAAGTGGAATACCCAATGATTTCTCATGCGATTTTAGAATCAGAACAAATCAAGAGATATTTATAAGTGGGGACAACGTACCATTAAGAACTAATATTACCGATGGTTTTACAGAAATAACACCAGAATTGGCCAGGATATCACCAGATCAAGATTTAGGTGAATTTAGCATTGCCAGCTTACTGGATACAAACGGAGTTTTAGAAGCTTTCTTGATTACTGATTAATATTTTTATAAAATATATTAAGTTTTTTAAAATTTAATCTTTTGTAAAATTTTTCTAATTTCTCATTGTCAAAAGAATTACCGCATATCAAAACGTCATACTTATAAATAGATTCTATATGCTCTAGAGATTTTTTAAATAAACTTAAGGACGCTTTTTTTTCTTCAGAAACCCAAAGAACAGCGGCCAGAGTTTTTGACTTAGTTGTATAGTCAAAACCCTTTTGCCATATAATGCCAGCTGTAACTTTATTATCATGGTTCATAAAACCATAAGCAAAAAAGTTTTTAAAAATCTTTGGGTTAGAAAGATAAGATTCTAGACAATTTTTATTAAACGGAAGGCCATTGTGGGTATCTAATTGAGTCTTTTCATAGACATCATCTAAAGCTTTAGAAAACTCCTCAATAGCCTCCGCTTTAAAAATAAAACCTAAACCAGTTTTAACAATTTTCTGCATTCTTTTGCTGGGATGTCTTTATAGTCTCCCCAAGCTTTAATTACTTCGGGGTCATTCTTGTATTTCTCGTCCTTGTAAAGCTCTCTGAGCTTGTTCTTGAAAGAGTTGAAGTCTACACCCGCTTTTTCCTTTAGAATGCCTTGTGGGCTAATATCCTTCGCTCCAGAGGATGAAGGGGGAGCTACGATAGGAGACTTGTTCTTAGAAGAGTCAATCTCATCAGCTCCGACAATATGAATACCAAGAAAGTTGCGAACAGCACGAACAAACGCACGATTTTCTGCAATGCATTCCAAAAACTTAGCAGCAAATCCGTTTGTATTGTGAATGGTGGCATTAGCTATTGAACTAAATGTTTGACTGCCATTACTTTCGTAGTTGTCAATCCAATTAATCATGCACTGGGTCACAACACGATCGTCAGAAGACTCGTAAATGTCGTATGTCAAATTATGAAAGCCACGAAGCTTCGCTAACTCTTTAATTCCTCCAAGCTTAATCAAAAGCTGGTTGTCTTCTAAACCCTCGATAGAATCTGGAACTGGCATTTTGCGCATTTCGAAGTGATCCTTATTGGGGTATAAGTGTTCTGGGCTAATCATAGCTCGCCAATTGACTGAGCCATCTTCATTAAATTCATATTCAACAGACTCTAAGAGTCCGTGTTCGTTGCGTTGCCAGATGTCTGGGCCGTATAATTTATTCTTCGTCATATAGATATAAGTTTTCTAGTTCTAGTTTTGAGGCTTCATCATATACGAAACTATTAGATTTGTCAAGCCTTTTTGCGGAAGATTCAGAAGGGAAAATTTCAGCATTAGAAACAAACCTTTTTTTAGATACGAATTTCGAAGCCTTGACTGTTTCATGATCTACTTTGCTGTCGTCTACAACTAAAAAGTCAAAATATTTAAGACGGACTTTGGAAATATTCTCTCCGTCCTTAACTTGTATAATTACATTGATTTTTTTATTTATTAAAGCTTTGAAGAAATAAGTGAGATCTCTTTTTTCACTCGTGTCATATTTGTAAGTGACCTGCTTAAGGTTTGGCATGTATGGCAAGATATTTAAATCAAAAACATCAGATAAATTAAGATTCACCATACACATTTGACACCATTGACAGATATTATCTAGGTTGTGTTCTATATCTCCCCTGACGTTAATCGCCTTTCCAGATAGTTCTTGAGAGAAAGCGAAAAAGTTAGGGACAATTTCTACTACATCGTCATGAAATGCGCTACCTATTCTGACCGTTTTGAATTTTATTTTTTCTTTAATTTCTAGCTGATCTAAAATAGACTGCGCTACGATTTCTGGTTTTATCTCATTGATTCTTTTGCAATTTGTCCCAAAGGAAGGTTTGATTTTTGAGAAATCTGGCGAAAGACTTATGCAAGAATTATTTTTATGCCACAGGGGTTTAGAATTCTCCTTGTAGAGATTAAAATGCAAAATTACCGAAGGCACATCATAAGCACTAGCTACATGACCTGGAAGACTGTCACATCCAACATGAGCTTGCGCTTTTCTAATAGTATAATTCATCTGTTTATATGATGAGCCAAGAGCTGAAGCATTAACGCCTTTGATTAAATTTTCATTCGGGCCGCCAATTTGAATTATTTTAATATCTTTAAGGAAGGGTTTAATCATAGTAACCACCATATCCCAATAAAGATAGTTAGCCGCTGGCATTTTATTGGAAGATTGTATCGTTATATATTTTTCTGGAAGCCCAGGAAAAAAATGTTCGGTAATTATTGGTTTGCCTATTTTGACTCCCAAATCTTTAGCGTATACTTCAGCTATATGACTCATATGATTTTACTTCCTTTATGTCTGAATTGGTTAATTGATTAATATTGTTTTTAAGACCAAATCGCATATCATTTGCCTGATAAACACTTCTGGCTAATCTAATAAATTCTGCGCCAAAATCCTTATTTCGTTCACTCTTTCTGATATTATCTTCAATATGCCAAAGTCTTAAGTTGGTTTCATAAAGATCTGCTTTTAGGGCAAAGAGTTGTGATTTAGAAAGATTAGCGTTACAAATTTTTTCAAACTCTTTCGTGAGTTGAGTTTTTTCGTTTTTGACTTCGGCCAATTTAAATTTGTCATTAATCATTATCGATTTAATTTCAAGAATTGTAATTTTATCAACGAGTTCGCCTACTGATATTGGAATATTAATTTTCATATAATTCAAATTGAGTTTTATCTAAACCGTTATGATGATAATTATGGAAACGTTGAGTTCCGTAATGAGGCAAAAAGGCCATATCAAAAAGCCCTTCATGGCTTTCTTTTCCTTCTAGGGCGTGCAGATTGTCTATATTCTGAGAATAAGGCAAGGCTTTGTGAACGCACGGATGATCTTCAATATAATCAAAAAATGTATTTTTAGTGAAGACATATATATCATGTGAAGGGTAAAGATCTTTAAGGTTTGTCATTAAACTATTAATCCATAAAACATCCCCTGCCGATTCAGGCATTAAAACAGCGATTCTTTTACCGTCATCCAACAAATCTTCTAATTCTGTTTTGCCTTCTTCAGATTCATGCACATTTGTAAAATCATAATCTACATCTGGCATTGCATCTAGAATGGCTTCAAGTTTTTTTCCTACAGATTCAGTAGAGTAGTTTTCAATTGTCCAATCTCTTGCTTTTTTTCCCATTTGAAGACGCTTATCGAGCTTCATTTGGTAAACCTTCTTAAGTTGTTTGGCTATGCTTGATGGATAGGTTGAAGCTTTAATAAACTGAGTTCCTGGCTCTCTGTATTCAGACCAATCTAAAGGAAAACTGCCAGATTCAGATGTGCATGAATCTTCTCCGCAAGAATAATTTGTTACAAGAGTTATTAGTTCCGTCATTTTTGCTTCAAAAATAGGAATTTCCATACCGCCGCTTGTAAAGGGGTGACAGTAAACATCCATAAGATTGTAAATCTCATTAAGTTGACTTTCGTTTACTCCAGCACCCACATTAGTGGTGTTTAGTGATTTTTCTGTGCCACAAAACCGACATGTTTGTTTCTGTCCAACAAATGGCTTAACTTCGTACGCTCCACAAGCAGAACAAAAATAGGTAGTTAATATATCTTCGTTTTTAAGTTCTTTTTCTTTAATCAGTCTTGGGATGTCCCAACCTTCTGACCAGTGAGTATGCAAAAGCAATTTTGCTTTAGGATGATCTTTTTTGAAACTTTTAAAACCCTCCATTAAATTTGGCACGCTTTTGCGAAGCTGATTTCTAAACACAAACCCAATAATAAACTCATCGTTTAACCCAAATTTATTTCTTAAGTTTTGTCTTTCATGATTAGACATTCGAAAAAAATCATTAGTGTCAACTGTGCCGTGAAGCGTGCCGACGTTTTCATGACCCATTTTCTTTAAGTCTCTTTCGGCAAAGGACGCCCAAGAGTAAAAGTTTTTTGTTTTTGGAGCCGCATCAATAGCTTGAGGTAAAATAGGTTGGCTATCTAGTGTTGTCCAAATCATATTATTGATTTTATTCCACCAAGGTTTATCGTAATAGCCCGCAAAAGCCCAGATGTCTTCTACACCAAGGTAAATGTCTGGTTTGTATTGCTTTATTGCGGCATCTATTGTGTACGCTCCATATCCAGCAGCACGACCCTTTTGGGGGTCTTGATTCACTTGTTGTATTACAGATGGGTTGTTTGGAAGCGAACCTTGAGCTTTCCAAGGTCTTAGTGAGAGAGAAGGGTCTCCCCATTGAAGCCCATTTGCAAATTCAATAATCTCGTATTTGCCAGTTTTGTAAAGATGGCGAAGAATATTTTTCGCATTTTTTCCGAAACCCGTGAAAGCTTTAGCTGAATTAGAGTGGAAAAGAATTTTTTTCATTAACCTTCAAAGGTAAAAAATTTGATGAGATAAAGCTCTAGTAAACTTTTTAGAGTTCTAGCTTCACCAATTTCAATTCCAATACCAAACTTAAGTGTGGAGTTTTTAATGACGCCAAATGACCAAGCATTCACGCCATTGTTCTTTGTGTAAGGCTTGAGTGAGATTGTGGTTTTATCATCATTATATGTGTGAAATGCGGAGAAATCTGAATATTTTTCAATAGCATCTAAAATGGCACCCGCTTCGTTTTCATTGATTTTGCAATAAATATTTTTTTCTGGGTCTTTTGCATTAGCGCTAAATGAGCCAGTTCTTTTTTGAGCGTTCCAGCTAGCTTGCTTAATAGATTGAATTAAAAACGTTGGCTTAGATGGATTGCCTTCCTTATCTTTTGTAATAATTTTAAAGGAAAAAGCACAACCAGTTCCTTTTGAGTTGGGTTTATATAGATTATATTGCATATTAGCTTATTATATAGTAGAAAGTGTAATATTCTACATATGGCGTATTTAAATCATAATTTACCAACCTTTACTTGTTCTATAAGAAACGAGTATCTTTATAATCATGAAAAGGGGTTTGGCGAATATACGCCGTGTGACGTACACTCTGTGGCTTCTATGGAAAAAAGGGTTCCTTTATTTGAATGTTATTTAGATAATGGCGTTAACTGGACTAGGCGACCAATAACAGCTCTTTGCTGGAAGGAATGTGAACCAGTGCCACTAGAGGAGGCAATGTATTGGGATTGTTTTTCACCCTACGTGGACGTTAATGTCAGATCTAGGCTAAAAGGTTTAAGGGGTATACTAATAACGCCTTCAAACAAAAGAGAGTGGGGCGAATATATGTTTACAATAGATTGGGCTTGGGAAAACAAAGGGGTCTTAGACACAAATTTTTCCGAACATCCAGAACATAAGTGCGCCCACCTTTTTAAAATGCAAAATGGTAATTTTTACGCTTACCCAAATAACAGAATTATATGGCATGATGACGCTTGGGTTGAGGAGCCTTTGACTAAAAATCCTGGGTATCAAATTGACCAAAACTTCTATAGTGTAGAAAATAAAAGAGTAAAATATACAGATAATTCTTTTATGACAGAGTTTACTGACTTAAATTATACAGAAAAAGAATCGAAGAACGAATCATAAGAGTTGGTCAAATCCTCCACCGAGGTTATTCTTTCATCTTGTTTTAATAAATTGAAATACTTTGTTTCGTTACTGCACCATTTTCTGCCAGTCCAAAACTCAAACCCTGAGAATGAGCTTTTATATTTTCCGTGAGTTTCGTAGCTCGGCCCTAAATATAAATATTTTAAACCTAGCTCTTTTGCTAAAGATATTTCTCTATAAGTAGAGAACCTACCTAAACCCAATACTTTATCTTCGTAACCCCAGCAAAATTGATGAGCCAGCAGACTTTGTCCAATTTTTTCTACAACACTAAAACCAACATCTCCGTAAATTAAAAATACATGGTTGCCTTTTTCGTAAACCTCTATGAATTCTTGTTTAGATAGCACTGAGGCAAAATTTTTATACTGAACATAGTTTTTATAAATTTTATATAATTTTATAAAATCTGGGTCGGTGGTTATTTCTATTTTAATGTTTGATTTAGATATTTTCTTCCAAGCTTTTTTTTCGTTCTTGGTTTCTTTATATTTGTTTAAATTTAATCTAGTTTGGCGACTTTGATACCAAATAATTTTGTTGTCCCTCATAAAATTTGTATCTTGGTTATACCATATATTTGATGGACACCAGCCATTATCTAGGGCTTCTTGTTCTTCGCTTCTGTCTACAGTAGCACTTACTAAAGTATGTATAAAATCAGTATCTGCTTGTTTGCCGCAAATGTGATCAAAGAATAGCTTCATTACTCGTACATTTCAGCAATAGCTTTTAGCTCTTCGACATCATACGTTTTTATAGTTGGCATACATGTAAAAAACAATTTATCAAACGATGCCATGTATTGTGGAAAAACTTTCTCTAGGGTGGGTTTCATATTGATATACAAATTCATGTAGTGTTCTAATTTTTCTTTTCTGGCGAAAGCGCCATAAGCGGCAAAATGAAACAGGATTTTTGAAAGTGTTTCTTGAAAGAGCAAAATCTTATTTAACTCTCTTTTTTCTTCGTATTTGGCTAAAAATTGCGGCAAAGAAATATCATTTAATAGGTTTGAGTGATAATGGTATTTAGTTAAAAATCTTTTGATGGAACTTATGTTTTTATAAAGCGATAAATTATTCACCACTTTCAATAGACTGTAATAAATGTCACAGACATGACTGTGTTCGAAGTTAATAAGTTTTATGTATTCAGATTGATATAAGATATTTGATTTTTGTAAATTTCCGTGAGAAAGAACCGATACATCTTCTTTGTATTGAGGAAGATAATTGTTATTTATTTCAGCATATATAGCTCTGAGATCGTCGGCAGTAAGATTTGTTAACTTTTGAAACATAACCTCTTCTCTTTCTTCTATTTCGTCAAATGTATCAAGTATGGATTCATTCTCTGCGAAATTTTCTGTAAAAGATATTGAATTAGACTTATCGCTTTCATGCACTGTATCAATTACTGCGGCTAACGTGCCGAAATTAAATTCCAAATCGGAAATACCTAATGTCGCAAAATTTTGAGAATTTTCCCATGTTGTACACAGAAATTCTAATCCAGCGGATTCATCATTACGATACGCTAATAACCGTGGAGATACAAGATCTGAAATGGATTTGAGAGCATCCCTCTCCCTCGAAAGCTTTTTATTTTCTGGGTCAAGACTAATTTTTAAAGCAAGGTATGCGGTAAGCCCATCTTGCGTAATTGATATTTTTACGCTATCATAAAAAAAGTTTGAAGATAATGTATTAATTTCTAAGCAATCTTCATTAATTTTAAATGTCTCATTTTTAAGTGAATTATAATCTGGATGATTTAAAGCTGCCTGCTTCATATCTTCTGGATAAGAATCCACTAATTCTGCCAGAGTTAAAGTGTCTAAAAACTTAATGATAATATCTTTTTCAAACTGCGACAAATCGCTTGACCTTCCCAAGGGATCATTGTCAATGATTACATAATTAGTGAGTGAAACCTGATTACCTTCGTCTAGCATATTATAATATATTACACAAAAAAGGCGGTATTTCTACCGCCTTTAGTTTTAGATACTTACTGTACCCATCTTGAGACCACTCAAACTGGTCTTAGCAAACTTTCGCTTTACTCCAGCATTTCGGTCATGAATAACTACATAACTCGGTGTCTCATTCACGAATTGAGCATTATAGCTTGCTCCGTGTTTTGTCCGAAGGCCAAAAAAACGACCTCCGCTCTTCTTCATTGTATTTACGATACGATTTACTTTTTTCATAATTAAAAACCTATTTGCCCACTTACTCTAAAACTTTTCCCATTTTTTATATTTTCTGGAGTTGTGTCTAACTTATGAGCAAATATATCATATATAATGTCATTGTCAACAAAAAACGTCTTTTTTTCTAAATTTTCTCCCCATTTTGTGAGAATTTTCTCATATTTTTTGTGAATTTTTTTAAAATATTTTGAGTCTTTGTCTTTTTCTTCCTGAAGCAGGGGTTCAAGATCTTTTGCTTCTTGAGGTCTGACAAAATTTATCATTTTTGCTTTAGCTCCAGATTCATCTAAAATGTCAAAAGCCTTGTCTGGAAATTTTTTGTTTGGCAAATGCTTGGAGCAAAGGCTCATTATTAAGTCAACCGTTTCTTCTGTGTATTTTACTTGGTGATAATCTTCATATGATTTTTTAGCTTTCATAATTAAATTTTTAGTATTTTCATCTGAAGGTTCCGCTACATTTATATTTTCAAACCGTCGATCAAGGGCAGAGTCTTTTTTGAAAAATCTTTTATATTCTTTTTCTGTAGTTGCGCCTATACAAGAAATTTCTCCTCTAGATAAAGCTGGCTTTAGAATGTTTGCTAGATCCAATGTGCCTTCAGAATTACCAGATCCAACTATAGTATGTATTTCGTCAATAAACAAAATGTATTGATTACTACTGGCAACGAAGTCTAAAATATTTTTAATTTTTTCTTCCATCTGGCCTCTGAAAATAGTTCCAGAAATCAAAGAAGTTATATCAAGCGTCAGTATTTCTTTATGCAAAAGCATATCTGGACACTCTCTTTTCACTATTTTTTCTGCCATTCCTTCTACAATTGCAGTCTTACCTACTCCCGCTTCGCCTACAAAAATTACATTACTTTTGTTTTTTCTTAACAGAACTTCAAAAGCTCTATCTGTCTCTTTATCTCTACCGAATATTTCAAAAGTACCCCTATTTGCTATTTTTTCGTTTAAGTTCTCACAGCAAGATTCAATTGGATTTGATTCTTTAACTTGATTTGATTTTGTTGGTTGAGGAACCGCATGTTCAAAACCTTTTAATATGCAAATAGAAACGGTTTTTATTAAATTTTCTACATTAATTTCTAGCGTAGTCAAAAAATCATTAATATCTTCTCTGGATTTTAAGCAATAAAGAAAGATGTGGTCAATCCCAATATATTGGTGACCTTGTTTTTTAGCAATTGATTTAGCTCCATCTAATATATCAAAAATCTCTGGTGCATAAATTTTTTTCTTTCTTTTAGGTTCTTTGTAGGAAGATAAAATTTCCCAAAATGCTTGAGACAAGGCGGCCTGATTAATTTCCAAGCTACTTAACGAGAAATTAATATTAGCATTTTCCTTACACAAAATAGCATAAAAAAGATGAAGGTCTATCACTTTTAAGTGATCGAAGTCTCCTGCTATTTTACGAGCATCTTCAATTACGCTTTTAGAGCTAGGTGTTAAATCAAATTTAGTAAAATCCATTATTTTATTTCTGAAAGTTTTGTATAGATTTTTTCATCAAGAATGGAGAGTTTTTCTCCAAAAATAACATCGTCGCCTTTACTACCATAAACAAAAACGATCTCTCCCTCTTTGGGCTTTTTGCCCCCATTGTTTAAGTAGTTATCTAGAGTGGACGACCTTCTATTATTCATAAGCATGAAATTAACCTTGCCGAAATCGTCTTGCACTTCAGCCCTCATATACTTGTTGCCATTTCTGCTCGTTCTTGAAATGCAATCTGTAACTACCCCTACAAACTTAACTCTATCATGATCCTCTACAGACTTTATTTCTAAGCTATTATAGAGATTGCCAGAGTCTTTAAAAACTTTTTTAATTTCTGTAGAGTGGCTATATCCTAGATACTTACGTTCGAAAAACCAATTTGCGAACTCTAAGTGATCTTTATTTTTTTCGTATATATCTTTATAGCCTTTATACTTATTTTTGAATGTTTGAAAGCGTGACGGCTTCATGATTGGTCTGCCATCATCCGCTATTAAAGAATCTTTAATGATTGATTGGATTGTATTTAGAACATCATATTTATACTCTTCTCCGATTTGTATAATGTTTCTTTTTTCTCTATCAGTAAGTATATTGAATGATTGAGCCTCTAAGACTAAGCGGCAACGATTTGGCAAGGTCGTATTTGTTTCACAAAAAGAGTCCATTGTGCCTCCTTGGATTAATCCAGAAAGCACCCCAATATTAATACCCGCTTGCTTGGCGTTTGTAAATATATCGTACTTATTTTGATTAGTTTCTTGAGCTTTTCTAAAATCAACCAAGTTTTCTAGGGTTTTCTCTGATACTCCCTTAACGCTGTTGACGCCATATCTAATATCACGACCTTCCGTGGCGAAGTTGATGTCAGACTTTGATAGATCTGGTGGAAGAAGTTTAATGTTAAACTGGCAAAGCTCTTGGCTAATCAAAGCTATTTCTGCATGAGAGTCTGGCTCATGCTTGGCCATTTTAAGCAAGGAAAGAAAGAACTCTTGCGGGTGCTTAAACTTTAGATAAGTTGTTATAGCGGCGAGAATCGCATAACTAATTGAGTGTGATTTGTTAAAGGAGTAGTTTGCTGAATCTTCTGCGACCTTCCACAAAACTTCACCGACTTCTTTATCTAAATTTCTTTCTTCGATCTTTTGCTCAATTTTAGCCTTCCAAGCGGGCATTTGATCGACCTTCTTTTTGCCCACAATTCTACGGAGCTGCTCTGACTCATCAAGAGTAAATCCGACCTTAACGGCCATCTTCATTAACTGCTCTTGATATAGGGGAATGCCGCCAGTATAAGAAAGAATATCGTCAAAGAATTCATTAACTGACTGAAATCTTGAGGTTCTAGCATAGTCAGCATAAATATCCAGATAGTCAAGTGCACCAGGGCGAGCAATCGCAACAACAGCAGACAGCTCCTCCAGGTTTTTAGGAGCGATCTTTTTACAGACTTTAAAATTTGTGTCCGCTTCAATCTGGAACAAACCTTTTGGTGCCTCAATGAATTTGAAGTTTTCATATATTTCTGGGAGTCCGACATCTATATCTTCGATATTTATACCCAACTGTTTGCAAGTATCACTTACGACAGAAAGGGTTCTAAGTCCAAGAATATCAAACTTAACAGTCAAAGACGCAACGTCGTTCATGTCGTAGGCGGATATTAAATCGCCGTCGTTTGTTTTTTGCATCGGCATAATTTCTTCAATATCGTAGAAACTAATGGCGATACCAGATGGGTGAACTCCTGTATTTTTGTTTAATCCTTCTAATTTTTTTGCAATTTTAAATATTTTTGTGTTTTTATCCGCAAATTCTTTGAATTTGTCGCTCTCTTCTAGTGCTTGGTCTAGTTTGGCTACCTTGCCAAACTGCTTGGGGATGAGTGAACTTATCTGATTTACTTCATCTTCAGACATCTCTCCAACTATTTTACCGCACTCCTTTACACACAATTTGCTACTCAGAGTGTTAAGAGTTAAAATTTTACAAGTTCTACCCTTGTGTTGCTGTTCAATATATTTTATAACTTCTTGGCGACGATCATAAGAAATATCGTTATCTACGTCAGCAAGTAGAGACCCATCAAGGTAGGTAATGCCGTCTACAATAGTCTTCTTTGCTCTACTTTTAGAAACAAAGCGCTCGAAGAAAAGGTCATACTTAATTGGGTCGACATTGGTAACACGTAACAGGTAAAGAACTAAAGAACCAGCCGCAGATCCACGACCTGGGCCAGTAGGTATCTCATTTTCGTGGCAGAAGTTTAGAACATCCCAATTTAAAAGTATATAATCAATGAACCCTAGTTCTTTTAGAACAGAAAGCTCCATTTTTACACGATCATAGTATTGTTTTTTGTTATCTAGCTTATCAATTCCTCTCTGTTGGACTCCACGCAGGCACAGCGCCCTTAGAAGGTCGTAGTTAGAAGATTTAGGGTCTAGGTCAAGCTGGTAATAGACTCGCCTTTTTACCTCAATTTCTGGTAAACGAACGCCTGGAGGCATGGGGCGTTCAAGAGGATTTAAATTTCTAATTCCCATAATTGTTTTTGAAATATTTCGAAGTTCTTTTCTATATCGTACAAAGCATCATGTAGCTTTTTTTCATCAAAGTCAATATCATAATGTTGCAATAAGAACTTTTGACTTGATTTTAAGCCTCTTTCTCTGTAATTAAGATATCTTAACTGCCAAGCTAAGAAATCTTCTTTATCTGGATTTTTGTTGTCTTTAGCAATAGCCGTGGCAATTGCCTTAGTATCAAAACACCGCTTAGCGAAAGAGTAATCTATTTTTATATTTAAATTACGAGCGATAACCCCAAGCATGTATAAGTCGTAGCCAAGAATATTCTGGCCAACGACAATGACATCATCTTGACTTATTAAATCCATAAACTCTTTGAATACTACGGCTGGATCTTCGGCTTTAGAAAGATAGTCTTTGTTACTGAATCCAGTAATTCTTGCAGCGTCCTCTGAAACATGCAGGTCTTCCCACATTAAAAATCTGTTTTGCTTTTTAGTTATTTTTTTACCTTTGGCCTCAATCCAAGCAAGTTGCCAAGGCTTTGAAGAAACGAGATTTAGACCCTCGGTTTCGGTGTCAAAGATAACGTATTTTTGATCAAATTTAAATCTAAGTAAGTCTTCCATTATTTGTCCTCCTTCCAGGCTTCTATGCAAAAACGATCACTACCAAAATGATCAAGTCGTGGATTAGATAAACTCGATTGTCTGCCAGGCTTACGGTTGCATATGCATTTGTATGTTTGAAAAGCGCTAACGTCTTCAATATTTTCATAGTAGATTGATTTTGCTAATTCGATATTCTCTTTGGCATTACCAAAAGTGTTAGTGACGTAGTCTACAATTTTTTCTTCGAGAATCATGTCGAATGGTAGGCCATTTCTTTCTATAAAGAAAGGGACATCAGAAGGCAGATCAATCATGCAGTTTGAAAATGAAGTCAAATTTTTATGTAAGAACGAGTCATAAAACGGCACGACATATTGTATGTTTTTGGTAAACTCCCAAGGACTTACAATTTTTTTATCAAAGCTTTTGGTATATAATGAATACAATTCCTTGGCTCCAGCATCTCCATTTGGGAAAGCAATCATCTTGCTCTCAGACTCTTCGCTAAGATCTTCGTTGTAAATAGAAAATCTAAATCCAAATCTTAGCTTATCACCAAAGGTGCGAAATGCCTCTGGGAAACCAGTCATCGTATCTTCTACTAGAAAAATTTCTTCTATGTTTTCGTCTGTGCAAATCCTATCTATATCATCGATACGAAGAATACTGCGACCTATAGAAAAATGAGTTTTAAATAAAGGTGTCATACATAACAATGTACATACTATTATCTATTTGTCAAGTGTTTTGGACAGCCTTCGTAATATTTTATTTCATGACTTCCCCCGTCGGGAACCATGTCCTTTTTAAAGTCATCTTGAAAGCAAGAAGAATGAAACTCTCCATCTTTATCGAAGATGCTAACGTGCCAAAAATCGAACTTATAAGGGCAGTGCCACATTACAGAGCCGTCTTTTTTGAGTTGACCTTTTTCTTTAGCAAAGCCGCATTGGAGCCGACCACCAAAAGAGCCATCGTCTGGGAATCCTTTATCTATAGCGAAGTTTGATACAGCATCTTTCTCATCAAAATTTTCTAGATAGTCTTGGATTGATGCAAGCTGTAACTCGAAGCCCTCTAGATCATCTTCGTCAATAGACTTCATTTTCAT